TATTGGTTATTTATTAGATACAATAAATTTAACATTTATAATGTTTTTATTCTTTAAATTTTATAAAAATAGAATTTAAAACTGGTATCTATCTGCGGTTTAAAATAAAACCGCAGATGTTTTATTTTTTCTTTAATTCAATTTCTTCATCATAAAAACGCAATTTTACGGGTTCACCTTCTGCATCTTTAAAAATTAATCGCAATTTTATCGCTGTTTTACTTGGAATATTTACATCTTCCTGAATACCACCTAAATATGCTACAAAATCATCAGCATCTATAGCATAAATATTTTTCTTTTCATTTAAGTTTGTTAAACGGATAAGAGAGTCAGAGTTATTTTTAACAGCAAGAGTGACTAAATAATTATTTCCACCCGTAGACTCAACAGAAAGCACTCTAACTGTTGTGTATTTTTTCAGATTATCTTTATCATAAATAATGACTGCACCGTCTACACTGCTACCAGATTGACGTCCTTCGTCAATTCCATCCTTTAATCCAGATAGTGCATCTTTACTTACAATAGTTAAACTAGATGTGAAAGCTTTTACTCCCTCTTTTATTGTACTTGTTTCTTGGGTTTCTGCCGCAAATGCAGTTGATGAAAAAAGTAATATTATGCCTACTAAATGTGTTTTCCTCATTATTTCCCACTTATCAAATTATGACTTAGTTATAAATATAAATTTATATTTCTTTCTATGATTAATGTAATATAAATAAATCATAATCGTGAATTAGATATATCCTAAGTACAAAAACATGTTTTTTATTTAAATAATCGTTTTATAAAAAAATAAAAAGCCTGATTCCGATTAAATATCGAAATCAGGCATTATAAGCTACTTAATAAATACCCCCAATTTTATGGAGCCCCATCAAATTTGAAGGTTTTTTTCTAAACTAGATCGATTAGAATCTGTAAAGGCTAAATGGTTTTGGATCTAAAACAGGTTTTTTACCAAGTAATAAATCAGCCGTTAACTCTGCTGATACTGGGCTTTCTGTCATACCCCAGCCTGTTGCAGTATTAATCACTAAACCTGGGTACTCTTTAACTTCTGAAATAATTGGATTCTCATCTGGTGCGATAGCCATTGCACCACTCCATTGATCAATTAATTTCGATTCTTTAAAGGCAGGGAATTCTGCTTTTAATTTTTCTAATGAAGCATTTAACTCAGGTAAATCAGGCAATGCAGTCATATTTCTAAATTGTTCAAACGGAGAAACTTCATCTAAGTTCCAATGTGTCGATTGCATAAATGAATTGATTAATTGTTCATTTAAAGAAATATGCACAGGGAAATCAGGTAGAGCTAATAATGGCAGATATTTATAACCGTAAGTGAAAGATTCTTTCACTACTGGTGCCACAATAACACGAGGAGAAGTTGCATAAGTACCATCAGCTTGTTCACGGAAGAAAATACCACCCGGTAAAGCGACGTTACCACCCGGTGCTGTTGGTGAACCACTGATTAACTGTTGAGACTGATATGCAGGCAGGGTTGGAACATCAACATTGAGATTTTGCATAAATAGGCGTGACCAAACACCACCAGCAACAACAACTTGAGAAGTTTTAATTGCCCCTTTCTCTGTTACAACATCAGAGATCACACCTGCTTGTGTTTCTAAGCCACGAGCCGCACATTGAGTGTAAATTCTAACGCCCATTTTTTTGGCGTATTCAGCCATAACGAAGGTTGCAACTTCTGGATCGAAGCTACCTGAATCTTCTTCAAAGCCTGCAATTTTCCAATCTGTTGTCGCGCCACGAAGACGTTGATTTAATTCAGCCCCTTCAATAATTCTGGTTTTAAATGGAATATCTGAACCAACATTCTTACTTCTTTCATCAATCCATTTTCTTACGTTAACTAAATCTTCTTCATCAAGAGGAACTTCAACGCGACCTTGTGTACGATAAGTAGTATCAACACCTACTTTTGCATTCATTTCACGCCAGCGATGTTTGCCCAAATGGTGTAATAAGAACGTTTCATCAGGCATTTTATAGCTAATCGCTTGACCATAGAATCTTGAAGATTGCTCACCAGCGATGTTACCTTTCTCAACGATCACAACAGATAAACCACGTTCTACAAGATTAATCGCTGTCATAATACCAAGAATACCAGCGCCAATAACAACAACATCAGCTTGTTTTGGTAAAGCGCCTTCAGTACCTTCAACAAAGCCATGTCTTGGCGTACCCGGAACAAAACGCCCTTCGCGAGTTAACATTGGTGTCAAAATACCCGCACCAGCAGCGACAGCCACTACTGTTCCACCAATGATAAATTTTCTTCTAGATATCGCCATTTTACACGTTCCTTTTACTCAATGAATTATTAGCATTAAAACAATAACGATATCTTATTTCATTTGTAAACTATTAGTAAAGTATTTGTAAATCTTTTCATCTATTTTTTTCTTGAAAGTCCGTACTATTTAATTTACTTATACAAAGAAGGGGATTAATTATCATTTTGTTTTTTATCGATTATTTAAGTGTATTAAGTAAAATAAAAGCATATCAAACTAGTTGTTTTCTTGGTTTTTTCATCAAAATATAAAATTTTTCACTATTAAAGACCTACAAACCTTTTGTTAAACATCAATTGATTACACATTTAAATTACAAATAAACAAGCTGGGTAAAATAAATTGATTAACAAATAATCCACAAAATCACTGATGTTACTAAAACAATAAGTTGAGTACATAACAAGGGACTGGTTATTCGAGAGTGACTCAGAAGAAAATAAGGAGCAAAAGAATGGCTAATATTAACTAAAACACTAAACAACCCACTAATATAAAAAATAATTTTCAGAATAAGTTATATGCAAACAATTATCATATTTATAAACCTCAAGATATTGTTCACTATCTCTTACTTTTGAATTTCCATAATAAACTGGAAAATCTAATTTATCGGTATACTCTCTTAATTGTTGATATGCCTTATTCCAATCATTAATAAAACAAAATGTCACACTGCCATCTCTAAATCCTTTATCAATAATTCCATCACTAGTAAAAAAATAATCATTTGATATTCTAGGTACTGATTTAATCACAGAGGAAGTATTAAGATAATAAGAAAAGATGTTATATTCAGTGTAGGTGTAACCTCTTTCTTTTGTATTTTTAATATCTTTTAATATCCAAAAAATAAGAATGGAAAATAAAGTCAGTAGAAATAATGTAATCCAATATCCTTTTTTCATATTTTCTTCCTACTGTCTTGGTATTCTTAATATTCTATTTAAAACCTTATCACAGTAGCTCTATAAATACTGAAATACTGTGGCTTTTTGTGCTTAAACAGAATGGTATTCTCTAAATACATTGAACGATAACGATCAAGAATATAAATTCTATCAAAACGCATATCTCATTGAATGGATGTAAGATCACTAAATTTATATGAAAAATAAAATACTCGTTAGTGCTTGCCTGATGGGATTTAAGGTTCGTTATAACGGCACAGAAAAAGCACGATTAAATACAGTACTTAAACAATGGCAACAAGAGCAACGATTAGTGATCCACTGCCCTGAACTTGCAGCTGGGTTACCAACGCCCAGAGCCTCAGCTGAAATATTAGGATCTGATGGTTATCAAGTTATGCAAAATAACGCAAAAGTGATTGAAAACGCGGGTAATGATGTTACTGCACATTACCAACTTGCAGCATGGCTTGCTTTGCGCACAGCTTTAGATTCTAACTGTATCGTTGCCCTATTAACCGATAAAAGCCCAACCTGTGGTAGCCAATATATCTACGATGGCAATTTTTCTGGTGTGACAAAGCAAGGTGAAGGTGTTGCAACAACCTTATTACGTCAACATGGTATAAAGGTATTTTCTGAAAATCAGTTGGATGAATTAATTGGTTGGATGGAAAACAGGGATAAAGAAAATACTATTTTATGATAAAAATCTGAATAGCTAATAGCTTTAATCAAATAACCATTTGAAAAACATTAATTTATTCTTATCGAATACGGATCGTCATCCATCGTTTCAAACAGGCTCTGCAAAATGGAGTCTTCCATTCTCGCCAACCTCCAATTAACTCATATTATTCTTAATTAACACTCTTATTTCGTCATTAACAAACAAAAATACTACTAAATACTAATGTAATTTATCTAATTATTTGATTTAGGTAAAACGGTTTAAATCTTTTAATAAATAAAAATTAATAGGTAACAGCTATTAATAATCTATTTTTGATCGTTCATATCGATCTTTAAGTGTTTTTACGGTAATCTCTTTTAAAAAGAGGGATTAATATGAGTTCAATTAATATTGTTGTAGGTCAGAGAATTAAACAGAAAAGAAAGCAACTAAAAATAACAGGTATCGAGATGGCAAGAAGGCTTGGTATCAGTCAGCAACACTATTCGCGTTTGGAAAATGGGCATCTTAAGATAACCGTCGATCAGCTTATTGCTATTGCTTTAATATTAGGAATATCGCCACAAAGTTTGTTGATTACACCCGAAATAATGTCACCAATGCTAAATGCTTGGGCTGAAACAACTTTGTCATCGAATGAGATTGTTGTTTCAAGAAATAAGAAACGCCGTAATCTTAGATAAGAATGCAATAATATTGTTTAACGCTATCTAACTTAATATTTAAACTACTTTAGTTAAAAAAATCGTAATTTTTTATCTTTTTTTATTTTAAAAAATTTCATCTATTTATAAAATCAATCGCTTGATTTGTTGTTAAAATAAATAATCAATTGTTAATATCTTTCGGAATTGAATATTTTAATCGAAATTCTGGAGCATTAGATAATTTTCGATTAGATCCTTTCATCAAATAAGCCGCTATTTCTTCTGATGATAAATCATCGACCTCTTCAATATTAAAATACTCATCTGGCCAATAAATAAGATCTGAAGAAAAGGATTTGAAATTTGCTTTGAGTAACTTCATTGCATAGGAATGTTCAGATTCACTGCCTTCAGCTAAACATATAAAATCAATAATATTAATTAACTCTTCATAAGTCAGGTCATCTAAATATTTGACCTGATTAAACGCCATTTTTGTAAACTCTTTTGCGCTTGTCCAAGAATTATAATCACGAAAATCTGAAAATTCACAAGGTGTTACTACTTGTGTGTTCCAATTTTTCATCATGGTTTTAATATCAGGATCGTCTTCAGTTGCACCATTATCAATTTTATTAGTTATCTTCCGTAGTAAATCGATCAACTCATTAAGTTTAGCTTTACTTCTTTTTATTGGTTTCAATCTGTTAGGTAAAGGCATATTTTATTCCATTTATACTTTTTTTTATTGAATTAGTATATCTTAATATGGTTTTTATTAGCTATTCTTTAACTGTTTAGTTTAACCTATTATTATTTAATCCTCTATTCCAACTATTTTTCTCTAAAATATTTTTACTATTTAAATATTACATTCCGTTATTAGTATATCTATTAATTACATCTCATATCAGTAAAATAGAGATTAATTAAATCAACATTCCATTAATAATACCACAAAGAATAAGGAGATGGAAAATATAGAAATGGTAATTTTATTACAGATAATGAAATATCGACTAGAAAAAACAAACGCATTATTGCTGAACGGATTAATGAGGCAGGCTAGAAGGTATGCTCACTTAGCACCCAATCATTTAACTGAACATGCAAAGCAAATAGACACCATTTTCGGAACTTGCGTCCCAAATACGTCCCACTTAAGAAAAGTAGATAATTTTAAATGATGGTAACTCATTGAGTTTAAATGGTACGCCCTACAGGATTCGAACCTGTGACCTACGGCTTAGAAGGGCGTTACATACTGATTTCATTGAGTTTTATATAATTTCACAAGATTTCATCTTTTTGATTTATAAGGATTTATATACCTTGCATGATTTCAGCTAGTTTCATATCATTTCTTCGTTACTTGACCCGTTACTTGACCTGCAAACAACCCGTAAATGGAAATTAGTTATGGCTAGCGTATTATTGACTGATAGTAAAATACGAGGACTGAAACCAAAGAAGTCTGCGTATTATACTTGGCAAGCATCAGCGACTAGAGGAACTGGGCGCCTTGGTGTAAAAATATATCCATCAGGAAGAAAAGTTTTCGTCTACCGCTACTTCAAAGATGGAAAAGAAAAATTTATATCGCTTGGTGATTACCCCAATTTATCACTAGCTGATGCTGCAGTAAAATCAGTAGCAGCAGCTGCAGAATCATCATCTCCTGAGAAAATTAAATATAAACACGCCACAGTAAAACAGCTTTTTGATGATTATATTGAAGATCAGAAACGACAAGGCAAGCGTTCGTATGATAAAACTCAAAACAGACTAAATCAGGTTCTAGACAGTAAACACATTGATGCCTCTATGCCTGCAAAAGATGTTACTCCAGATCATATAAAAAGAATACTTTCTGAGTTTATCTCCCGAGGTGCTTTGGCGGGTTCGAACAAAGTAAGAGCAAACCTACATGCGGTATTCAACTTCGGTTTGTTTGCTGATAATGATCCAGCAAAAATAAACGAGCGTGTTATTTATGGATTGGAACGAAACCCTGTCACTGTAGTTCCTAGACAAAAGGGTGCCGATAAAGCACTAGATAGATTTTTATCATGGGATGAGCTGAAGCTATTATTAGAGCTATTCAATAAGCCCACCATAGAATGTCCTATTAACTCAGATTATGCGCGCCTATTTCTATTTTGCGTTTATTCTGCAGGACAAAGACCATGGGAGATTCTGGCTAATACTCGCGACAATTGGGATAAAAAGAACAATACATTAACGGTTCCGCCCCACATTTCAAAAACAGGCGATTTTCATGTAATCCCTTTGGTTCAACCTGCTATTGATATTCTGAATATCCAAGAGCTATTGTATCCAACATCAAATTATCTTTTCCCCGCTGATACTAAAGAAGGACATCTATTAACATCTGAATATGCTAAACAATTAAATAAATTTTGTAAGAAAAATGAGTTTGATAAATTCACGCCTAGAGATGTAAGAAGAACATTTAAAACATTGGCTGGAGAAATGGGAATAAGTTCTGAGTTAAGGGATATGGTACAAAACCATAAAAGGCCAGGAGTTTCCCAAAAACATTATGATAGATATGATTATTTAAGAGAAAAACGAGAAACACTTGATGCATGGTGTGAAAAGCTATCGTCGCTAAAAGAAGTATAGTATTTATATATCATTTAAATTCCTTATTGTAGGATAGATGTAACCTACAATAAGGAACACTAAAAATGAGAATGACCTCACGCAAAAAAGAGATAATGGAATTATTTAAACCTGACAATATTGAATGGGTAACAAGTGAAATTGGCGCCCCACCTTTCGACGTTTCAGGTGTAGCTTATATGCTTAAAGGAATGGATTCTTTTGACAAGAAAAGCATTCTTGAATCTACCCGTAGAACATTAGATAGCATGGTAAAAGATGGTTTGTTAGAAAAAATATCCAGCTATGAGAGACGACAAAACAAACACCAAGGCTCAAGTTCATCACCTGGTGTTCGCTGTGTCGTTAGTCGGTATGGCTTGCGTGGAAAGTGTCGTCTTATGAAATACGAAAATGACGGGGAGGTCTTTATTGAAGGTAAGTACATCAGAATTGATTAATCCAAACAGCCCATTACAAAAGACACAAAGAACTTATAATATTACGGCCACTATATACAAAGCTCTTTTCTCAAATGATAAGTTTGTAATAATAAAAAATCTTATCAGGCGCGCCGTAAAACCCCGTCCTTCAGAGCGGGGAGGATGTCAAATCAATACTAATATTAACCAGTAGCTGTTTGAATTTAAAAATACAATACCATGTCATTTTCCTCTAACCTTCGTTCCCCTTCATATTCTTCTAGCACATACAAATGTAGTGTATGCCTACCATATAAAAAGTTTTATTTTAATAGATAAAAAAATATTTTTATCTATTATAGAATAGCCTTGTAACTCTTTGCGTTATAAAAGCTAATTACAAATTATCTATAACGGAGATAAAAAATCATGGGTACGCTAGATTTCATCATCGGGCATAAAATAAAACAAAAAAGGATGGAGCTAAAATTAACAGGTAAACAAATGAGCTACAAGCTCGGAATAAGCCAACAACATTACTCTCGGGTAGAAAATGGAGGCGTGAAAATTACCGTTGAACATTTATTCTCTATCGCGTTTGTTTTAGGAGTCAAACCTCAAGAACTATTACCTAATTATAATTTTTCAAATGAAAAAGAGATAATTAAAGCAAAACAATCATTATCAGCAGAAATCATTATGCCAATAAAGAAAAACGACATGTATCCTACATAAATATAGACAGGTATTTATTTTATTAAAAATAATGTGAACCATTAAGGATATAAAAGGAAATACGTTGCTCTACATGATGTTGCCGATGAACATCACGTATCCATTCGCTCACAAAAATCTGTTTTCCCCCGAAAACGTATCCCCGTATTGCTCTTTCATCTCCTCTTCTTTTTTCCTGCGTTCCTCTTCCACTTTCTGCGCTTCTTCCATCTCACGCATTCTCACGTTATAGATGGATTGCTCTGGCATCTGTACACGTACGGAAATAAAACGACCATCAGGAATATCAATCAGATCACCATCGCTGTAACCGTCAATATCATTACGAGCAAACTCAGGTGCGTTAGGATGAGTACGGTGATACGTTTTAACGAGAATAGAACCATCCTTGTTAACTTTAGAATTAACCCATATCAGTGGTTGTTTATTGACATCGAGAGGAATTTCAATACCGCCGTCAACACCACCCCAGCCTGCATCGGCATTAAAGCCAAGCACGCCTTCGATAAGATACTCGCCTTTTGCTATTCGAGTAACCGTAGCACCTTCTGATTCGTCGTTTGTAGTAAACGTGCCGTCAGGATTAATGTTGATAATAGGGGAGGCTTTTTTGATGAAACCTTGTGGATCTGTTGTTGTATTTGATGTAGAAAGTACAGTTTCTATATCCCTAATAGCCATGCCATTTTGAGTTCTGAATGTTTTTATTGCCTTTAGAGTTGGGTTGTAAAATATTCCACAACCATACTGCGGATCGGCTATATGTATACCGTATCCCCACCCTAGAGTTTCACTACCCCCTGAAATTGAAAAAAATTTAGTAACATGCGGATTTGCGATTTCACTATCTTTTATATATCCATTGAAAGTGCCTAAGCCATAATCACCCACCTGCATTAGAGTTCCTGATTTTTCAGGGAAATTATGAGTTCTCCATCCAGAAGTGGAATTAATTCTGGAGCGCATTACGGGTTGAGATCCTGATACATTTAATTGTGCGCCCACACCGTTAGGAATGACCGCAGCTAAAGAGCCACCATAGGCTTCAATTATTCCATTTGAAATTAAATTCCCTTCTAGGGTTCCACCTTTTTTATCAAATTTATTACTAATATCACTCTGCATCTTCTTAATGCTATCAAGCGTGACAATCTCGCCGTTCGGCATCTCAATTTTTGTCTGACCTGTTTCACTCATCCATGTATTCATCGCATCGAGAAAATATTGCGTGTACGCATTTATCGCGACCATCGTTCTTGCTGCATCACTGTTGTTATCTGGCTCAGTAATATGAATTGAGAATGTGGTGTTAGTTGCGGTGGCTAATGCGGGTTGTGCTAATACTAATTCAGTGTCGGAATTAACGGATTTAATCATATACGGAATATTAGTATTTCCTGATTTAATTAAAATAGTCATTCCGATATTAATAGCTGGATTATTATTTTTAAATTTAGTGCCAGTGCCTTTGACAATAGCAGACCCTGACACAGTAGAGACTGTGCCTGTTGTGTATATCATGAGGTTATTTTTCCTTAAATGAGGATGAATTTTTCTTGCTTGCTACAATGAAGCAATCGACTAATCTAACTGCCACTTTCCCACCGCCATCTGTATAACCAACGACAGAGATAACAGTGTCTTTTTTTCCTGCGGGTATAGTGACTGAAAACTGTCCTGATGATGACAACCCATCTTTACTGAACTCACGACTATCACTAAGCGCTATGTCAAGAGTGGTCTTAACATCATCAACTTCAACATATATACCGCCACCACGAAGATCTGATGAAGAATGCTTAACTAATACGAACGGAATGCTTATGAGAACATCGTATGGCATGCCGCCACTATAAATTACTGTAGATGACGTCTCTATCCGCTCAACTGAGCCTGTAGTGAATGAATTACTACTCCCTTTCATAACATAGCCAGTTGACACATCACCGATTAGTCTTTCTGCGTAAACTGTTCCTGTGAAATTTCCATCCGCACCATCGATAGTTCCTCGAAATATCGCATTATTAAATTCAGCATTGCCCGTATTAGCATCAATAATAAATCCCGTCTTACCTAATTCGTAATTCTTGGACTTAATAGCTTCAGATAACACCATTTCACGAACATTCGCTTTATCTAAAAATGCCTCCTTGATAAAAAACTGCCCGTTTTTGGCAGACATGAATAATTCCATTTTTCCGTTACTTGGGTTGTACCAAGCAAAGTTATTAGCGTTATAACCAATGTACGATTCAAGTTTCCCATTCTTAACTTGAGCACTAATGACCTGACCTGCTGCGTTATATTTAGTGCCGTCGTGAACAATCGTGATATTAATTGAGTGTGTGACAACACCGTCGCCAGATTGCTCAAACGTGGCTTGCATTTTCTCCTGTATCATTCCCTCCTGTTCATCAAACTTAGCTTGAACTTGTGTTTTGTTTTCAGCAAAAGCCTTGTTTGTGTTAGAGATGGCAGTAGAGTTTGAAGCGATATCGGCTTGAGCCTTATCCATTTCTGTGCGGATTTCAGTAAAGCGCTGACCGATAGCCTCATCAAGTTTGGTAATTGACGTTTGAGTTTCTTTAATTGCAGACGTGTTATCACCCACAGCGGAGTAAATTTCTTTAATTTCCTGCGCCCAGGATTCTTCTTGAGTTGCATTAGCTTGCCATAGTTCACTAATGCCGGCTTGAGATTCAGCATGTTTTATTAGCAACTGCCTGAAATTACGATGACTTGCGTTACTTAAAATAATTGCGGTCTCAGCATTCCAATCAAGCTTATTATCCAGCTCTTTAAACGCATCCGTTTCTCTAACCGTGTTATCTAAATCATCAAATATGTCGTCTGGCAATGAAACTGGAATACCTGAAGCTTCTACAAATGCAGATTTACCATAACTATTGATCGTTCGGATATAGAAATAGTAAGTGTGGCCAGCTTTTAAATTCTCTTGCGTCCAGAAATTTCCTTGACCAACTTTGTTTGTTTTGGTGATCACCTCATTTTCAGAGAGATTAGCGAGTTTTTTCTCACTAAACCAAAACTCAAAGGTATAACCAAAAACAGCACTATCACCCTGTTTAGGTGACGCCGTTAAACTAAACATACCTGGCGTTATTTCAACACCGATTGGTGACGGAGGTGCTTGAATTGCAAAATCACTGATAGCCGGTGCAGACATAGCGCCAGCAACATTAATAGCTCTCACTTCGACACGATAAGTACCTCTCGCTAAACCATTAATATCAACACGCTCACCCGGTACCTGAATAGACTGTATAACCTTGCCATTCTGGAGAATATTAACCGTGTTATAGCGAATATCAGATGCCACGTTCTGCCATGATATGTAACCTTGAACGATATCGGTGACAGCAAGAGGAACAAAAGCCAGATTGATCGGTGCTGGTACGCCACCAGTGGGTAGTTTAGTGAATGGAGGTCTAACAAAAGGTTTACTGGCTAAGTCTTCATAGATATAAGGACCATCTTCTTCGAGAGTAATCTCTACCCCCTCTGATGGGTGAAATTTCCAATCAGCAATGCGAAATTCTAAATCGCTAATCCCCAACGAAGGTAATTCGAGTTTTACAACATCACCAGGGCGATAAGCATAACCATCTAAATTCATGCGCAATTGAATACGACGACCTGCGCGTTTTTTACGTAAATAGAGATTGGCTAGTCGATTGGCTTGGTATGGGCTAGTAACAAAACGATAGTCCATATTTTCTTTAATTTCTAAGCCATCTTCTTCTATCCATTCATCAATAACCACTGGCTCAAAATCGGTTTTGTTATACTGTTGTTCTGCATCGACAAATGTACCGTAAATCGCATTAGTCGCATCACGTAACGAAAGCTCTGGCGTTACCGTCACAGTGTCAATTATTTGTGACTCATCTATCGTCAGTAAAGCGGGTCCATTATATACCTGCATTAAAATGCCGTGCTTACCCGCTATATAAGTGGGCTCTCCAGCAATGCATTTATGCATCATCTCTAATACGGAAGCTGGACTTTCTTCAAGCTCATAAGCGCCATTTAGGGTGTAGCGAGGCTCACTTTTTCCATCTGGCGTTTGTACGGTTTCATCACAAATATCTGCTGCACTTTTAAATGCATCCCAATCAATATCAGAGTCTGGAACACCTAAATAGTGCCGATAGTAATCTAGTATGACCAAGGCACCATTATTTGACCACGCTGTTTTTTCGGTGCGGGGATCGTAAATTTCTTTGCCCCATAATTCGCTTTTGACGTTAGGCACACCATAAGGGAATTTTTCTTGGTCAAAGCGTAACGTCAAACGTAACCATGCAAGCCCTCTACCGATCATATCCTCTTTCCATGACGGCGCATTTTTTAGTAGATAAGGATCCGCTTCGGTTCTACTGTTATGAAATTCGTATTGTGCGTTGTTACCTAAATCTTCAATTTTGTCATCATTAAAATAGATTTGACCTAATTTATGTATGGGATGTGATGCTATGGCTAACGCCATATAGAGTTCTTCATTTTCGTCTTGCTCGCCTTCCTCTTCTTCAGCAAAGAAAAGTAAACCTGACATCATTGTTTTACCTACCACCACTGTTTCCGGTGCAGAGGCTGAACGTAGCATTTGTTTACGTTCAGATTGGTCACGATAACCAGAACCAGGCACTTTATCTTTAAAGATAAACGCACTCGCCGCTTGAACAGCAATACCAGCAACAATCAATGCGGTACCCAACCCACCTGTAGCAATAACCCCTGCTATCATTAAGCCCGCAGAGACAACGCTTGTGACTGTCTTACCCATTTATTGTACTCTCCATGCTTTAATTGGTTTATTACTCACGGCGCGAACCCCATCCGTTGAAACTGCCCATAGCTTGCCACCCCATAACACACCCAGCGTTTTCCCTTCATCTCCTTCAAACATCACAATGTCGCCACGCCCTGCTTCGTTTGTTGGAATTTCATCAAAAAAACGACTCACAGCACTTTCCAATATTCCGAACTCTTTTTGTAACACTCTGAATGCGCCAGTTTTTGTTTTATAGCGCCCGCGAATGTTTTCACAAGGATCAAAATTACAAACAGCAATGACGCAATCAGAGGCAAACAAACAGCAATCATGTTCACCCCATACAAAAGGGCGATTTATGGCATTCTTTAAAGTTTCAGGTAGGCGAGTAGTCCATTGTGGGTGTCTCATGGTTTTCTCCAGACAATAAAAAACCCGCCGAAGCGGGTTGACGAAAAAGTGTATTTAATTACTTTTTATTTCTAGTTTTTTAATTAAACGCTTTTTATATTCTTCTAGGTTTTTTATTTCACAGTCAATTTTTTTACTGCTTTCTTCTAAATATTCTTTTGAGTACTGCTGTAATTCTTCAACTGTTTCTACTCGTCCTCCTTTTAAGTTTTCTATTTCTTCATTAGTATATTTAGGGCATCCCTCATACCATTCCTTATTGGAGTCAAAAGAATAAGTTGAAGCAGAAAAGCAGAATAATAACGTTGCCGTAATAAATATATTTTTCATAGCAAACCTTTAATCATTTATAAATAAACGCAGGTGCATTTTTCTTGCTACCCCAATAAATAGCCCGATCAGCCATCTGCGCCACATAACGGAATATCCTATCGCCCTTTTTACGTTTAGACCATGATTCATCAGTAAATCTGTCAGGTAAACCATAAGACCAGCGTTCGAAACGGTTTGAAACAGTGACTGCTATTTCATTTTCTTCACCTGTTGTCACACCAATTGTGGATATTTGTCCTGCAAATAAAACTTCAGCAAGCGCAGGTTTACCTTCTTCATTTAATGCAACTAACATCAATTGTGCATTTCGCCCACGAACTCGCTCATTCATCACCTCGCCAATTAATGAAGAATCGAAGCCTGAGAGTTTCATGATAAGCTGTTGTGGGCTAGTGGTCATATTTTCTCCCACAGACTCAATTGCACCAAATTGCCCTACACCTTGATAAACTTCACCTGCAATAATGATATTGCCCACACCGGTATGTGCTCTTACAACACCTGATTTGAGATCTAAACGAGAGGCAACAACCAAATAATACCCCTCGTTAATTGCCTTAACCATATCATTACTAAAGGGATGATATTTCATGTTAATGCCTCTTCGAATGACAAAGAAGTGCTAGTAAGTATGCCCGGTTTACGTTGGAAATTACCCTGATCGTTACTAGTTAGTTTAAAAATACCGTATGGCGCTTCATTTTCTATCAAATCATTGACTGCCGGTGCATAACGTAATATGGGGGCAATAGGAATTGTTGCGTTTCCTTGTGCGTCACTAATCACATTAGCCGTCACTCGCTTTAGTTCATCATTTACCGTGATATAATCACCAATGCGTAAAACAATGCTATTGGGTAACCAGTCTTTACTTTCTAATAATTTTCCAGATTGATTGGGTTGGCTAACTTTAGGTTTACCGCGTTGAGTTAAACCAGAACGCGCCCAATCACTAATTTTCACTCGACCACTTTCACCATCTAACTCGGCAACAAACGCCTCTAAAACCCTTGCTTGCTCATCGGTCAAATTATTAAATGACATACTGCAGCGCCAACGCGAGCCGGGAAAGCGTACTGTCTGCACACTCCCCGTAAAAGTTGATGTAAAGGTTTTACTGTTACTCACGAGTTGCCAGCTTAATGAGGCTGGCACGATGGATTGTGGCCACGATAATATCGTTGCCATTTATCGTAGGTTCCTTCTTAATGTTCCATTGGTTTGAAAGTCTCGCATAATGTCAGATTTGGCTTTTGATGCACCTTGTTCTGCTCCCATTCTTGCTGCTTCCTGTATAGCTTGATAAAGCGCTTCATCACCATTACCTGTTACATGAAATGTTTGATGAATAATGGTATCGCCTGACGCAACAGAGTTGCTTCCGGTTGCTCTAACGCCTAAAGATCCATCAGGTCCACGTTTTAAAGGCATGATCGCCTCACTTCCAGCTTCCCCCATCAAGCCAAGATTAGGCGTACCACCTTTTGCAAAGGCAAATAATGTCGGTGAACTAACCACCTGGTTGCTATATTGGCTGAGGCTTGGTGAGCTGTAAACATCCCCTTTGGCGTTCGCTTTTACACCCACCTTACCCGCTTTAGCGCCACTTGCTGCACCGCTACTGCCACCAGCAAAACCGCCCATTAATCCCGTCAATGCATTGGTAATTTGAGCTTGAATTGCAATACGAATAAGATCAGAAATAATTGAACTGGCTAATGATGAAGAAAATTCTTTAATGCCCTCTGAAAAGGACTTCGTTCCCATCAACATGCCTGTCATTGCATTAGCGGTTCGTTGTTCAACAGCATCAACTAAATTCATTTGCATACGTTGCCACATACCTTGTGAGGCATACAGCTCTTTGCTTGATTGATATTGTGCTTCTTTTGACTTATTTGTAGCCGCAATAACTAACTGTTCATAACGTTCTTTGCTAACTAAACCATCTTCATAGTAAGCCTGATAAAGCGCCTTTTGTTCTTCCAGTTGGTTTCTGAGTTGAATAACGGGATCTATTTCGCCAAGAATGCTGATATTAGGGAGAGAAATGCCTTTTGCTTGCTCTGATAAACGATATTTTGTCGTATCTTGTGCCATTTGGCGCCGTGCATATTGGTATTCTTTTTCAGTCAACAATTGCTGTTCAAAGAGTGATTTAAGCTCTTTTGTCATCTCTTGTTCATTTCGGATGGATGCGCGCATAGGAGAGTGTTTTTCTGCTAATTCTGCACGTTGTTTCATATGATTTTCAGCATTGAGTGTTTTTAATCGCTCATACTCTTCCTGCTTCATACCACCGGCTTTTAAGTTTTCTTGGAGCTTGCGCATTGTTTCCGATTCGCTTAATGATATGCGCTCCAAGCTCGTTGCATGCTCTTGTTCTATTTGCATACGTAATTGATGATATTGGCTAACTTTTTGTGTAGAACCTTTATTGCTTTCTAAATCATTACCACCGCCACTACCACTACCATCCACTACTGGTTTGTCTTCCTTAGTCGGTTGGCTAAAAACGCCTGTTTTTAATGCACTCTCTCGATTTGCAATTTTTTGCTTCCGAATTTCAATTTCTTTATCTATATCCTCGATTTCGCTTAATACTTTTCTTCGTCCTTTTGCAAACTCTTCAGAGTCTTTTCCCCAAAGGCTAACTGCGGCATAACCAAACCAACTGCCATTTTTTATCGAAGACATTTCGCCTTCGCGTTTTTCTGAATAAGTAGCCTGCTCTCCATATAGACGCTTCTTTTCTGCCTCGAGTAAGGAGAGCTCTTCTTTAATTTCATCAAGTTGAACTTCTATTTTCACCCTAGAAAGACGCTGAAGTTCAGTAATAGTCTCGACCACAGCCCCTTTCATCCCTTCTATTTTCAACTTAGCTTCATCAGCTCTAGTTGCAAAATAATAAATGGCTGAACCCGCTAAAGCCAACACACCAACTGGCCCACCTAAGGCAGAAACAACACTTCGGAGTCCTAAGCTAGATGCTCGCAATGCCCTTTGACTATAAGACAGCTGATTGTTGGCTGCAGCAAGTTGTTGCTTACCTAACATTTCTAGTCGATTGGCTTCTCGAATCTGCCTATTTAATGCCAGATACTCTTTTTGATAATTAGCATTGATACCATGTTGCCTATTCAATATGGATTGAGTTGCTAGCCTTCTTGACTCTTGTTGGGCTAACTCTCTAGATGCTTTTGCTGAATCAATGGTTCTTTGAGCCGTTTCTCTCATTTGTTTGACATTATTTCTTACTGCAACTTCATTTTTCACCCACTCTTTGGTTTGATCTTGAAGTCCTCTCGTCATTCTGGCACCAATGACGGGCAAGACGGCGTAAGTCGCAATATTAGCTAACGTAGAAAAGTTGTTATTTAATGCATTCACAGCGGAAGTAACATTCTGAACACCTGTACGTAAAGGACCATCGGCACTGGTACCGACTTTAATCGCCAAGCCTTCAAACGACTTTTCCATTAATTCTAAATCAGCATTTAGATTTTGCGCTCGTTTTCCCGCTTGTTCATACGCTGTTTCTGTATCAGTGAGTGCCTTAGTTAAATCGACTAACTGCTCCCTGTTCTTAACTAAAATAGTACCCGCACTGACATTGGCGCGACCAAATATCTTTGTTGATGCAGTAGTAGAATAGTTTTTCTTGTCGAGGTTCTCTAATGCTGTGGCTAGGCCAACAACAGATGGACGCAAGTTTTTATCAGCTGAACGCTCCAAAGCCAATAGAACGTTACGCAACATCGTACCGGCAACTTCGGCCTTGATCCCTTTTCCTGCTAAAACTTGAATAGACGCATTAAGTTGTTCAAATGAAACACCAGCTTGAGAAGCAACGGTGCCACTTTTCACAATAGCTTGTGCTGTTTCGTTAATTTCAGATGCACCGTATTTCGCACCTGCTGCTAACACATTAATGTAACGCTCAGATGAGACTGCGGACTCACCAAACTGATTAAGACTTAAGGTAAGAGATTTCGCCGCATCGGCTAACTCAATACCTGAAGCTTGCGCCAAGGTAATCGATTTAGCCGTTACATCTTCTAAGGCTCCCGCTGTCTGCAGTAATGACGGTTTTGCTGACGCAATAAGTTTCATGGCATCCGCGACTTTTATTGCGCCAAATTCCGTTGTTCGCCCCATTTCTTGAGAAGCAATACTGTACTCTTTCATGCGCTCAATAGACGCACCCGTAATCGCACTCAGATCAGAAATTGCCTGACTATACTTGCGAGAAATATTTAAAATGCTACCAATGGATAAACTCACTCCACCTAACATCGCCAGTCGTCCTGCAACATTCGTCACTTGATGACTGATTGAATAAAAACCATCTGCAACCGCTTTTGTTTCACGCTTTGCTTTATTAGAAAAACGTTCTGTTTCACGCCCTGCATGGTTTAATGCGCCTGTAATATTGCTTCTAAAACTGGCGTCATTCAGCAATAGCCCAACCCGTAAATCGGCTAAATTAGTGGCCATATCTTTATCTTCCTATCATTTTCATTACGTCAGAACATTGCTGTTCAACAGATTTAAATGTGCTTGTTGGTTGATGTGCGCTTTCAGGAGAGGGAGGTATATCTGATGGTGGTATTACACCTGGTTTTTCTGATTTGAGCGCAAAATAAGCCTGCCAACCCAGTAATGTATTGGCAGGCAAATTGAGAACGCGATAGGGATCAATTTCACCCAACTCTTCAGAAAGTTGATAAGCAAAATAGAGTAACGGGCTATCCGTTAGTTTTTTTTT